TTTCTGTCAGTACACATATCCATTGCATTTCCTGCTTTAGTTGCAGAAGCCTTACCACAAATGAAAAGGTTTAAATCGACTGTTTCTGAATCTTTGAATCGGTCAATTCCATCCTTGATCTCACCTTCTGATAATGCATAATCATCTGTACCACCAGTAAGTGAAATTGAAGTGATAACTTCAGATAATGCAGTAAACAATGTAGTACCTTGTGTTGCTACAGGATTGCCATATCCAGTATTAACTGCTGGATGATCCATCCAATATATGTAAGATGAACTATTATAAAGAACATCTACATAATAATTGGTTGCACCTTGTGCTGTTCTTGCATCTGAGATTTTAGATACACCTTCGTATTTTTCCAAAATTTCTTTTGGAGTTCCAGAAATACCACCATCTTCATCTACTACAATGATATGCATCTCATCAGCAGTAGCAACACCAGATCGGTCATTAACCCATGTTGATGTGCCAGGGGCTCCAGAGAATTGTTCGTAATATTCCCATCTCCTACGAACATTTGTTGCATCACTAAGAGCAGACTTTAATCCACCAGTAGTATTTGTAGTACCATATCTTTCAATAGTTAAAGTATCAGAACTAATTCCTGTTACTTTATATTCAGAACCATCTGTTTCGTGAAAGTGAACAATATCTCCAACATTGAACTTGTCACCACCATCACCAGTAGAACCACTAGAACCTTTATCGATTACTACTGTGGTGGCTCCAGCTGCTGGAGTTCCATCCACAACACCAAGTGTTCCAGTATTGCCTGAAAATGTTTCTTCAAATTCTGATGCACTTGGACACATAGCAACCTTTAGGTTGTTGCCCCAAGTACCGGCAGTCCTTGCTGCCCATTGTCCTACGGAAGCTTCTCCACCACTATATGGGCCCGTAGTACCATCCCCATCTTGCCAATGGGTTGTATTCTTAATCAAAATTGCAGTACCAGTTGTACAAGCATTTACAGCACCACTTTTAGGTCTTACGACCCTCAATGCATTGCCGTATCCAAGAAAAGCAGCAGCACACATCCAATCTTCAAAATGATTATCGGATGATTTTGGTTCTCCAAAAATTTGAACCAGTTCTTTCTCAGATGCGATTGCAGTTATAGTATCAGTAGGCCCCTTTTCTGCGGCCATAACTATACCAGCAATCGATGTTGCGACAGCTGGAACTACGTTTGTTAAGTCTTTTTCTGTTACCTGAACGCCAGGTGAAACTTGAAACGCCATTCCAATCTCCTTAATAGAAATGTTATTGCAACTATTTATAAATTTAGGGTTTTTCAGAAGGGTCTTTTATAACATTTTTGTGTTATAAATATTTTCATGAAACATTACAATAAATACAAAGAAACAATCAAAGAGGGAGTTAGAAAGGCTCGTAGGAAACGTGATATATGGATTAACGAATTACTTGCAGATAAATCGTGTATATTCTGTGGGGAAACAGAAACGTGTACGTTGGCATTCTATCCTGACAACAAAGAGATCCGAATCATTTCAAGACAGAAAGGACTCAGAGAAAGACTCAGGATACCAATTTTGGAACGGATACAAAAGAATCAAATTGTATGTTTAAACTGTGAATCTAAATTAAAGAATGATATTCAGTTATCACCAATCCTCTAAATATTCCCTATTAGAAGATACTACTGGACTCCATGATGAACCATATTCATCTATAGTTTCTCCAATCCTTTCTCCATGTTCATCATTAACACCATTTAAAACAAAACCAAATGGAGCCATATCTTGATCTACCAAGTTTTGTTTCTCATCCCATAATTTTTTACGAATATCCATATCTGTCAATTCTTTAAAATAAGTCTGGTCTGTCAACCATGCAAATAGTACTAAACACATCACTAGATCATCAGTATTACCATCTGAACCTTCCCATGATTGACCTTTTCCTACAAAAGAAAATAGTTCTGCAATAGTATCGAAATCACATACTACCATTTTATCATCTTCCATAAGAGTTTTCAGGTTAGAACATCCCACCTTTTTAAGAGCCTTGGTTGTTCTTACACCTAACTGTGCTTTCTTTCCAGAGAATCCACCTCCTGCAATCTGACCATTTCTACCATGTTGTGTGGTCATAACCAAATTATCATATTCCATATCAAACTGCATTGCATCTGCAACTTGGGCTCCTATATCATTAACCTCTATCATTACATATGCAAGGTTATAAGCCTTTGCAACCTTATGTATGATTAATGGAAATTGCATTGGTTTAATTTCATTATCCCTGTAAACTGCAACTTGTCTGTAAGGTATCTCCGATACATCCATTACCACAAATGCAGAATAATCACTATTAATGCCTCTAGAAACATCAACAGTTATTACATATGCACATTCAGGATTTGGTTTTTCATATACCTTTAGTCCTGCATTATCAGTAATTGGTGTAGTATGAGACAAGGCAGATAACTTCTGTGTATGAATTAGGGTGTTTGAAGAACCTAAGAAAGAACAATCAAATTCTGTCTGGAATTGTTCTTCTCCAATATTCTTGATAGTTTCTTCCTGCCATGCCTTATCTCTACCTGGCACTTCACTCCAATGTACCTCTATTGGAACGTAAGTGTTGTTCCCATTCTCTGCATCGTTCCAAATCTTGTAAAACATATTCATTCCATTTGGAGTACTCACCATCATCACTTTGGATTCTTTACCAGAGGAAATTGTAGGATATACAGAACTTAGGAATTGAGCTGCAATGTTATTAGGAACGTATGCAAACTCATCTAGGAAGATTATGTTGTAAGAACCTCCTCGAACCGCAGAGGCAGAAGTTGAACTGGCAAGAATTTTCGAGCCATTTTCTAATTCCAATGACCCCTTGTTCCATGTCATGACCCCTTGTTGTAACCAATCTGGTAAGTGTTCGTATGCAAGTTGAAGTCTACCTAGTAAATCTCTTGCAGTAACCGCCTTGTTTGCAAGAATTGCAACACTAACTGTAGGATTAAACAAACAAAAATGTAACAAGTATGCAATGATTGTAGTGGATTTTCCTGACTGTCTAGGGAGTTTGCAGATGGTAAATCTTTCTGTGTGGAATGTCCACATCATCTGCCTTTGGAATTCATAGAGTTTAAAGGGTATCAAACCCTCATCTAAACTTATTATTTTGACATAGTGTTCAGTGAAGTAAACAGGATCTTCCATACATTTCTGGTACTCCTGTACTTGTTCTTTAGTAAATTGGATTTGAACATTTGCCCGTTTAAGATTCGGGTTATCTCGATATACATCTGGCATTACTTTATGACAAAACTCCTTTATGGTCTTTTTTTGTAAGTCTAAGTTTTTTATGAAGTACCTTAGTCTTAGTTCCCCATGAATCATCACCATAAACTCCAGGCGGTGTCATTGTTGGAGTTTTTCCTTTCTTGTGCATCTTCATCCAAAGATCATTATATCGGTCTTGTTCTTTTTTAGACCAACCACCTCTACCGGCCGCTTTCAAACCAAGTTTTTTTAATTCTTCATAATCTGGATCTTCTTTTTCTTTTTTATCAAACCAGCCTTCTTTAAATTCTTTAAATGTTTTCATTTTTTGTTTTTAATTAATTGTTGAAGTTCTTGTGTAGAACCAACGAATAAAGAGTTGTTATTGGTAACACGTTGAGGTTGATCTGCCTCTTTGAGTTTCTTTTTTGTGGTTTGGAGATTGACTAATTTTTCTGTATTCTCAGCATTAGTCTTTAGGAGTTGTCCTGCAACTTCGTAGGCTCGTGGATGGTCTGTTTCCTGTGCAACTTGCAGGATACCACTAAGGGCATCCTGACCACGCTCAATTATATGGTAAAGATTTTCTCTACTGTATTTAAAATCATCCTCATCAACATTTGGTGTTTGAGGTCTAGGAATCACAGTAGCAGTTTGGGTTTTAGTGGAGGCAACTGCTTTATCTGCGATCCCTAGCAACTCGTTTATCTTTTCCATTACTCATCCTGTCCTGTTTCAGTATTATATTCTTTTGCATCTTGGAAGAATGAAGAAGTTTCATTAAATCCAAAATCATCATCAAGACCAGCACCAGAAGGAGTTGGTGTAATAGTAACACGTTGTTCTCGTTTTGGAGCTGCAGAAGCAGAATCTGTATATTGGTCTACTTGTACTTTCGTTGTAACACCACCAGAAATAACTGGGCCATATAGATACATCTTTGCAGTGAAGGAGAATGTGTAAATTAAAGCTCGTCTTTCTCCAAATTCACCTTCGTAATTGTCCTCATACTGAACACCAGTTAAAATAATAGGAACATCTCTTTTACTACTCATCTGAACTATATCGTTGATAGTGATCGTATAGTCAGGTTGAAAGTATGGTAGAATTTGTTCTACTATTTGCAATGCATCATCACTATTCTTTGACATACAATATAATTCAAAATCCATATTATAAGGAACTGGCATATATTGAGTATCTACTTTATTACCAGCAGAACCAGCCTTCTTTACTTTCTGGATTTTATTTAATTTGCGAGATGCATCATAGGAAATCTGTCCAATTTCAAAACCAACTCTTGGTAATGTAATTGCGACTGTTTTTGTCAGGTTAGGATCTTCAGTTAATCTTGCAAGGAACTTTTGTTTTGCTCCATATGCAAGAGGAACTTTCATAGATTGTATTACATTACCAGAACTATCTTTTCTAGTAATATGAATGTCGTTAAAGAGTGTGCCAAATCCTATAACACACTTTCTCATAGTTTCGTGATAAAAAGTACTTCCAAGCATTATGTTACCTCACCAAA